ATAGATTTTTTATTCGAGGATCGCCAGCACATCATCCGCATGAATCAGGTTGAACTTTCTGCCGCCGATTTCAAGCTCTGTTCCTGCGAATTTTCCGTAAATGATTTTGTCGCCCGGCTTGACCTCGAAGAAAGAAACTCTGGCGGGTTTGTTTTCTCCCACGTCATTCCAGAATGTGATGCGCTGTCCGCTCTTGTTCCGCTTGCCGGTGCCGAGCGTGATGACCGTTCCTTCCAAGGATTTCTCCTTGGCGTTTTCCGGCAAAAAGATTCTGCCGATTTTGTCCGCTACCGGGTTTGGCTCGACAAGGATTTTATTGCCGAGTGGTTTGAATTTCAGGTTTGGTGTTTGGTTCATGGTTTTTATTTTGGTGTTTTTGATGACGTTCGACAATCAGTTTTGCCACTTGCATGGAAATGTCTGCGATGGCCACTTTCTCGCCGATGCCGGTTTCCAGCGAGTCGCGGTTCACGAAGATTTTTATTTCGTAAAGGTTCCGGTGCGGCTTGGTTCGGATTTCTTGCAGGTCGAAGAGCGCCGCCTTGAACGCTTCATGCCGGCCCCGCAAATCGGCTTCGCATTTCTTGGCGTAAGCCTGCATCAGCCTTCGGCCTTCCTTTGGCGTGATGAAAAGATGGTTGACCCGAAAGATGTGCAGCTTGTCGAGTGCCCAGGTGAACGGTTTCAAAATCGCTTTCATGGTTCTGAAAATTTTACCCTCAAAAATCTTCCGGTTCCGATAAAATCAGGCGTTGGCCTGCAATCGGCACAGTAGAATCTGGTTTCCATTCGTTCGTCTCGGTAATTAAGATATTGGAGCATGAAGACAATCTCCTTTTTTTCTTTGTCGAATTGTCCGTTTCTTTCACAACCGTCACAGGTTGGAAATTTAATAAATCCAGGATTCATATTTTGTATTGAGCCAAGCGTTCAGCCATTTTGCTCGCCGCGTTGAAATACGGCTTGTGATCGGCTTCCGCTGGAATCAGCTTTTCAAGCAAGTCCAATTCCCTTTGGAAATCTTCCGGCGTGATGCCGGCGGTGATTCGGGGTGAGTCAACTGGGTCAACCTTTCCCATGTCAATCCCCTTCAAAGCGGCTGGCTTCTGTGCCTCTGCCTGCTTCGCCCGGATTGCCTCCGCCGCCAGCCCGCCGCGTGGCAATGGACGCGGATTTATTTTCTGCTCCGCTTTGTGAAGGCTGATTTTACCGGCCTTGACCTTTGCGGCCAGCTTCGGCGACTTCTTCTTTATGCGCGCCGCAACGTGAACACTGCCCCTGCTTACGTTCAATGTTTTTGCGGCTTGCGTGATGGTGGTGTCTGAATTCAGACACTTTGAAAGTTCGGCTGCAATCATCGCGCGCTGGCTTTCGGACAAATGGCGCCGGGCGAGATTCTGGCTGACGACAAAAGCCTTCGGGTCTTTGCCGGTGAACTTTTCATAACGCGGCTTCACCTTCGCCTGAAGGCAGGCATTTGAGCGATTGACACCATCGAGGATTTGATCGTCCAGCGTGATGATTGGCTGGAGAAGTCCGTTGGCTTTGATGTCCGCTACCAAGTCAATGAAGTCTTGGCCGGTGATTTCAGGGAACAGTTTTGCAAGAGCGTGAATCTTCATAATTATTCGATTGGTTGGATTGATTTGAATGATGTGATTTTGTGTGTGCCGATGCAACCGATTTGGTTTGGCGGCAACCCTGTCAAGATGGCCGGGTTCTTTTTACTTCCCCGGCGCGGATTCGGAATTTTCCCTCGCCTTGCTGTTTTGTATTCAGCATCCGTCTTGAATGCCGCGCACATGGCCATTCTGTTTGTGGGCTTGAATCCAGATGCTAGCTTTGCCGTGCAAAATACGCCGCCGTCCTTCCAGAATAGTTTCTCCGGCCACAAGGCCGCGTTGCGTTCGCTGCCGTCCGTGACAATAACCGGCGGACGTTTTGGGAATTCCTTAATGCTGTTTTGAAGGTCGCAATTCAGGATGATTGCCGTGTCGCTGGTGATTTCCACCGTGACGTTTATCTTTTTATTTTGGAATCCAACGTCAATGGTGTGAACACCTGACGGCAGATATTGGAATGTCATTGTCTTCATATTCTTTGCTTTCTTTTGGTTTGATTGTTTTATTTCGAGAGTGCGGCGATGGCTTTTTGAGCCGATGCGAATTTTTCTTCCGACCAGTTGCGACGGCCAAGCTCCATGTCAGAAACGAACGGCGCGGACAGATTCATTTTCAACGCCATGTCACGGAGCGATACGCCTGACTTTTTTCGTAGTTCGCGAATCATCTGGCCAGCTTTTGCTTGGTCAATTTTCGTGGTTTGAATCACCGGCACTTTCATTTGCGTTATGTTTAGCGTTTTATGCTTACACTGTCAAACACAATTTTCAATTTATTTCCATGTTATCAAAATCAACCTCGTCCGTCTGGATTGCCTCTGGGGTTTCGATGTCACCTGTTTTGCCGGTCAGGATGTCTGAGGCGGATTCAAAGGCTCCGGTCGGTTCATTCAGGTAGTCGAGTAAATATCTGTAGCCGTCGTTCGCGTGGTCAAATTCTTTTACCGGCACGTCCTTTTCATCTTTCCAGACATACGATTCCATTTCGTTTTGAAATTCCGTGCATGACGGGTCCATCGTGAATCTCGGCTTTCCGTCTCCCTGTTTTTTTAGCCGGTTCTGCACGCGGTTGATTCCGTCCATCACTCGGCCTTTTGCTGGGTATGCTGTCACGCCGGCATTGTTCAAGTCGGCTATCAGTCCGGCGGCGGCTTCGTCGCACGCGGCGGCGTCCGCTCTTTTTGCTCCAACTGGTGAAGCGCCTTGAATCCATTCCCCGCGTGATTTGTCCTCGTTTAGTTTGTATTCCCCGGTGGCCGCGCCGATAACATCATTAAACCAACGCTTTGCAAATGCCACAACATCGGCCTGCAAAACTCCCCGTTTGTAGAATTCCCGAAAGCAATGCTGTCTTGTGTCTCCATCTTCGCCGATTAAAAGAATTACGGCCGGGTTTGTGTAGCCTTCATCCATCGCCAGAAACCACCGCTTCATTTCTCGCCAGTCGCGCACACAAACGTGGATGCTGGCGTCGAACATGTCATAAACTGCGCCCTCGGCAGTTGCCCAAATTCCTTCAAGCAATCTTTTCCGCCGGATGCCCGTCAGATTATTCAGAGCAGCGAGACTTTTTTTGCCTTGCGGTGTGATCTCGCCATTGATTGTGAACAGGCTCGGGTTGTCTTGGTGAATTGCTTTTAGTAGGCGCAGTGATTTCCGTTTCCGTATCCAGTGCATTGAACCGCCTGGGTTGCAGTCCCCGAAAAGTTGAGAATGCTCAACCACGGCTCCGCGCCCGGTTGCGCGCGTCAAAAGTGTTTCCCAATCGTCGAGCGTCAACTCCTCGCACTGATTGCAATAAATAAAGTCGCGTTCGCTCGAAAGCACTTTGTTTGGATTGTCCATCCCGCCAAGCCAAATAACCGAGCCGTTCGGGTAAATGAATCGCGTTGGACTTTCGCCGCCGTAAGATTTGATGCCGCGTTTGTCCGGCTCAATTATTCGCAGGTAGCTTTTAACAACAGATCCCACAAGCGAGTTGTGAGTTTTTCGAACTATGGCGCCCTGTGCGCCTGGCACGCTTCCGCAAATCGTGTGTGCCTTCAATAGCGCCGCAATCGTCTTTCCGGTTTCCGCCGCGCCGGCCAAAACAACCTCTTGCTCGGTTGAATTAAAAAGCAGTCCATTCCCGCCGCGCAACTCGTATTCAATCCCCGCCATGAGTTTGCTTTTTTCAGCCTTGGCTTTCTTCATTGGCTTTTGCTTTTGGGATTGTGCCGCCGATGACTTTAACCGTGATCGGCTCAAGGGCTGTCCCGTCAGGATTCTGAAGGATGTTTTCGCTCCGGTCCTTCCATTCGTTTGAACGGCGATTCTTCAACCAGAAAATGCAGCTTGTCGCGTCCGGTGGATAGTGCTTCGTGATTTTGGTGACGATTGCCTTACCCTCGTAAGTTGAAATGTGAACGTCGGGGTGACTGTATCCGGTGGCGCGCTTGAAAAGAGATTCAACAACCCTGTTGTCTGACTCGTCCTTCCCGTCTTTTATGGTGGCGGAAAACACAGGATTGTTTTTTCGCCAGCCGGTGATCGAAGATGATGTAACACCGAAGGCTTCTGCCATTTCTGCGTTTGTCGCCCCAAGTTTTGCCAGCATCTTCGCCGGCCCAATCATGTGCTTTCGGAAAAGGCTTTTTCTGCCGCCGCCCTTGTTGCCTTTGGCTCGCTGGTTTCCTTTCGGTGCAGGCGGTGGAAGCTTGGCTGGCGGCTTGCGTTTCTTCTTCATTCTGGAATTACAATGCTGCTGGCAAGCTGTGTTTGT